ATGATGGATTTATAAACAATCCTAAAAGCATAATGAGAAATGTTAAGTGCAATGATGATGATTTAACATTACTTGCAGCTAAGAAGTTCATCATTAACTTTGGTAGTGGAATAGTGGTTATTAAACATTGGAAGATACACAACTATATTGCTAAAGATAGATATAAAGAAACCAAGTACAAGCAAGAGAAATCAATGCTTTCACTAGATGAAAATAATTCATATACACTAGAGGAAAATGATATGTATACAGAATGTATACAACCTGTATACGAAATGGATACACAGGTTAGGTTAGGTAAGGATAGGTTAGGTAAGGATAATAATATTATATCTAAAGATATAATTAGTAGCACTAAAGTGCAACCAGTAATAGATAAGTGGAATAGTCTTAATCTTCAAAAGTTGGTTTGCATCAAAGAAGGTACTAATAGGTACAAGCTATTAAATGCAAGAATTAAAGACTATGGAATGGACAGTGTACTAAAAGCTATTGATATGATTGGTGAAAGTTCCTTCTTAAAAGGAAATAACACTAAAGGCTGGACCATTACATTTGATTGGTTAATCAAGCCTAACAACTTCATAAAGGTGCTAGAGGGTAATTATTCAGACAAGCAAGAAAAACCTTTCACAGAGCCTAAGAAAGTACAACCACAATATCAATATTTAGACTAGGGGGGTGCAAAATGGATAAATACTTAGAAAAACTAGTTGATTTGATAAAAGAGGGAAAAACCAATAAGGAAATAAAGGCTGAATTTTGAGTTAATGATAGTCAAATAACGTACATGAGAAATAAATTAGGGATATTCACTAAAGGAAGGAGGGCAAGAAAATGACAGTAGAACTTATGAAAGCACCACCACACGATAAGCTGGCTGAAAAGTCGGTGTTGGGAGCAATACTCCTAGAAAACAAGTGCTTTATAGATGTGATAGATGTTATAAAAGCTGATGATTTTTACGAAAGCCGAAACAAGCACATATTTATTGCTATGTATAACTTATATAAGAAAAAGCAGCCTATTGATGTAATTACATTAATCCAAGAAATTGGACAAGACAAGATCATGGCAGTTGGTGGTCCAAGCTATATTACAGAATTAACAGAAATACCAACGTGGCGAAACGTAAAACAACACTCAAAGATAATTAAAGAGTGTAGCGAACGCCGTAGGCTGATTTGTAGCTTGTCCAAGGCACTTGAAGATAGCTATGAATGTAATTTATCGACTGTAGTTTCCGACCTCTCTAAAAGCCTAATAAGTGGCTCTACGAAAGAGGACAAAAATTACACCGCAGCACAAATTATGGAAAAGACAATTGAAAGGATTCAACAAGCATTTGAAAATGGCGGCAAGATAACAGGGTTATCAACAGGTATTGCTCGTTATGATAAGTATTCCAATGGTATAAAGAAACAAGAGGTAAGTATAATAGCTGCTAGGCCTAGTATGGGAAAGACTGTATTCACGTTAAACCTTATTAATGGATTAAGTAAAAATCACAAAGTTATGATGTTCCAGCTAGAAATGAGTGTTGAGGATATCGGAACAAGAATGTTAGCAGCAGAAAGCTTTATAAACGGATTGAACTTACAACAAGGGAAGATAACTGATAAGGAATGGAGTTCTTTAGGAAATGCTACAAATTCATTATCTACAAGACAATTCACCCTAAATGATGAGGGCGGACTTAGTTGGGACGAGATAGAACAGAGAATTAAGCGTGAAAAGATACAGAACGGATTAGATGTAGTCTTTATAGACCACTTAGGATTAATAAGAGTGGCTAACAGAAATAGAAATAATGAACTAGGGGAAATAACCGCAAGAGCCAAGGCACTGGCAAAAGAATTAGATATAGCGGTAGTATTTCTTAGCCAATTATCAAGGGCGTGTGAACAGAGAACAGATAAAAGACCAATGCTAAGCGACCTAAGAGATAGTGGGAATATAGAACAAGATGCAGATTTGGTTACATTCCTTTATCGCGATGAATATTATAACCGAGAAACGGAAGATAAAAACATTATGGAAGCAATTATTGCAAAAAATCGTAATGGATTAGTTGGGAATATAAAACTAGCGTATCTAAATGAGTTCCAGATAGTAGGGGACTTAGATACGACAAATTAGGAGGAAATATGGAAGGATATATAACTATAGAAAATGGTATAAGTATATCTCAACAAAGGCAATTAATTGAAATGACACGAGGGTTGATGAAAGCACTTACAGAAGATGAATTTATGCAAATAGCATCAGTTTATAAGAATGTGGTTGATAGATTATCAGAACAAGCAAAGAAAGAAGGTATAGAAATATGAATAAGACAGTGTTAATCGGGAATTTAACCAAAGATATAGATTTAAAGTTTCAAGCTGGGAGTGGCTTAGCAATAGGAAAGTTCAGTTTAGCAGTTGCTAGGCAAAAGAAGGGTGAAACGGATTTTATTAACTGTATAGCATTTGGTAAAACTGCCGAAACAATGAGCCAGTATCTATTCAAAGGTTCAAAAGTGGCTATTGAGGGGCATATACAAACTGGAAGTTATACCAATAAAGAAGGGCATAAGGTTTATACAACAGATGTTGTTATAGATAGATTTGAATTTGTTGGTGGTAAGAATGAGGGACAAGCACCAAGTGGCAATCAGCAAAATTTTAATGATGATATTACTCCTGTAGATGATGGGGATATGCCATTCTAAAGTCGTAATTACAAGAAAGTGTGAAGTTAAAATAAAAATTAAAATGGAGTAATTCTAGATAAAAAAGTGTGCGCACACCTCCTGACGAGGAGGAAATAAAGTTGAAGATTTTAGTAGCTTGTGAAGAAAGTCAAGCAGTAACAATAGAACTTAGAAAATTGGGACATGAAGCATATTCATGCGACATTATACCATGTAGTGGTGGCCATCCAGAGTGGCACATACAACAAGATGTAACGCCGTTATTAAAGGAAAAATGGGATATGATAATAGCATTTCCACCATGTACACATCTTTGTGTAAGTGGAGCAAGACATTTTGAACAAAAAAGAAAAGATGGAAGGCAGCAGCAAGGTATAGATTTCTTTATGATGTTTGCTAATGCTGATTGTCCAAGAATTGCGATAGAGAATCCAATAGGGATTATGAGCAGTGTATGGAGAAAGCCTGATCAAATAATACAACCATGGATGTTTGGTGATAAGTTTAGTAAATCAACTTGTTTATGGCTTAAAGGATTACCTAATTTAGTCCCAACTAACATAGTTGAAAAAGGAGAATTTTTTGAATGGGTAGATAAAAATGGTAAGAAAAAAAGGCAAGCAAAATGGTTTTATGATGCTTTAAAAAATGCAAAAACACCTCAAGAGAGGTCAACTATAAGGAGCAAGACTTTTCCAGGGATAGCTAAAGCTATGGCAGAACAATGGACTAAGTAGTTCTTAATATGTAGAAAGCACGACACAACTGAATAGGGGTTAAGTTTATAAGCTTAATATAGGACAAGTTAATGGTATAGGCTTAACCCTACATTATCAATTAATAATCAAGTGAGAGGGAAGTGATTAGATGTTTTTAATAGGTTTTGTAAGTGGAATCGGAATAACGTTTCTTTGTATAAGCGTGTACACTTGTTTGGTTGTTAGTGGGAAGGAGGATAGAAATGAGAGAGAATAAGTTTAAGATATGGGATAAAACTCGAAATAAAATGTTAACTAGTAATTGTGGGGCGTTTCTTTTAACCCAAGAAGGAAATGCAGTTTTTCACCAAAATGGGAATAACCCATTAGAAGCATTAATAGAACAGATAGATTATGAAGTTTTAATGTATACAGGACTTAAAGACAAGAACGGAACAGAGATTTATGAGGGGGATATTATTAGAACTCATGAAAACAGGATTCAAAAAGTTATTTGGCATAACAATGGATTCAAACTTGAATATAAATTTAAGCGTTCATATCGAGGAGAGAGTTATTGGGAAACAAGAAAAGATATTGAATTATCAGAAACCAATAATAAAAGATGGGGGATAAAAGTAATAGGCAATATCTATGAAAATCCGGAGTTACTGAAAGAAGGTGAGTAGATGAGGTACAAGTATTCAGATGCAGAATTGAAAAAGCTTCTTAAAAATCTTTGTATTGTAATTGACACTAGAGAACAGGTTAATAAGCACATTACAGATTATTTTGATAAGAAGAAGATTAAGTATAAAGTCAGAAAGCTAGACCAAGGGGACTATAGTTGCTATATCGAGAGCAACGAAGAAACTCAACCTTTAGGAGTAATAAGAGATTGGTATTTTGATAATCAGATAGCCATAGAACGTAAAAACTCGGTAGATGAATTAATCCAAAGTATCAAGGATAGAGATAGATTTGAAAATGAATTTGCAAGGCTTAAAATGTACGGAATAAAGGTTCATATGATAATCGAGGATAAGGATTTCTACACCAAGTTAGCTACAGGGGACTATAGAAGTGAGTATAAGAAGGAAAGTGCAGTTGCTAGTTATGAAACTTTAATATCCAGGTATGATATATCGGTTCAAGGACACGAAAAAAGGGAAGTTGGCTATAGAATACACAAGATTTGCTATTACTTTGTAAGGGAACTTATTAAAAACATAGGGTACATGGAGGGAGGAAAATAATGATAGATTACAAAAAGGCACTAGAACTTAAGCAAGGTGGAAAGCCATTAAAAGAAATCATGGAAGAGTTAAATATAGATGTTAAGTACAAGACATTCCAAAGGGCATTATATGAGTATGAGAAGACAGGGCATGAAAGAGAATTTAGAAAAATAGAGAGTTTAGATGCAGACCTTCGAGAAGTGGTTTTAGAAGCGATTAGAAAGGGGACAACCTTAGAGGAATTAGAATACCAAGGAGTAAGCAAGAGGGTGTCTAAGGCTCTGATAGAGGACTTAAAAGAAGAAGGGTACGAGATAGGTGAGGTAAACGGAATAATATCCATACTAAAAACAGTAATAGGTCCAGTTGAGGAACATAAGGAAGAGTGGAATGGCGAGGAAGAAATAATCTTTGGGGTTGTATCAGATACTCACTTATGCAGCAAGTACCAACAGATAACATTCCTTAATGAAGCTTATGACAAGTTTAAGGAGTTAGGAATTAAGAAGGTTTACCATTGTGGTGATATATCGGACGGATTTTATAAAAACCGAGATCAACAGATTTATGAAATATTTAAATTTGGGGTAGATGAACAAGCTGAATATATTATAGAAAATTACCCCGAGAGAGAAGGAATAACCACAGATTTTATTATAGGAAACCATGATAACACCGCTATTATCAATGGTGGAGCAAATATCGGCAAAATGATTGCTAGGGAAAGAGAGGATATGAATTATCTAGGTCATTCATTTGCTAAAGTGTGGCTAACACCAAAGTGTGACATGGATTTAGTTCACCCTATAGATGGGTCAGCTTATGCACTTTCATACAGTGGTCAGAAGTATTGTGATAGCTTAAGTGGAGGGGAAAAGCCAAAGATTATAGCAATGGGGCATCATCACAAATTCTTCTATATGTTTTATAGAAATATTCACTTTATAGAAGTTCCTACAACACAGGCACAAACTCCATTCATGAAAGGTAAGAAGTTGCCAGCTTATACAGGAGCATTGATATGCCGACTTAAGGTAGATGCTGAAGGAACAATAAATAATTTCAATGTTGAGTTATTACCACTTTACAAGGCTTTAGAAAATGATTTTTAAGAGGGGTTAAGTCCCCTCCAAGGAGGTAAAAATGGAAAAATTGTTAGTGTTATTGGGTGCTTTAATAGCGGTAAGTACAATGTATTTAATGTTTATTCATTCGGCTTTAACAGATATAAGAGAAGAATTGGAAAGAAGGAATGATAAGGAATGAAAAAATATTCTGCTATGGGTGGAGGAGAATTTGAATTTAATCCTAGTAAATTAGATGAAAAGGTAGCAAGAAGAGAAAATTTTTACAATAACGCTTTCAATATTATAAATAGCTTTATCGATGCTAATGCAAGACACTATCAAAAGTTAAGTTTAGGAACACAAGAAAACTTTAAAGAAGAAATTATAAAAAGATTAATTAAAGATTTTAGGGGGATTGATTAACAATGACTTTAGAAGAGTTTAGGAAATATGTAAGGACAGTTACTAGGGAAGAGTTTTTGAGTAATAATGCGAATAAAGATGATGAAATATTTCAACCTATAGACTTAGGTGAAGATGCCTGCCCTTATGAGTATAATTTGCCGGATTCGAGTTGTGATATAACTTGCAAGGAATGCTGGGAAAAAGCAGTAAAAGACATTAAGTTTAAAGATGATATAGAAGTAGTGTTGCCACTTGAAAAAGCACCTAAAGGGTTAACAGACAATGTTAATCATCCTTCTCATTATACTCATGGCAAAATAGAAACCATAGATAAAATAGAAGATGTATTGGGACTGGAAGGTTTCCAAGCTTACTGTGTGGGTAATGCTATTAAGTATTTAGATAGATACAAGTTAAAGAACGGATTCGAGGATATAAAAAAGGCTGAATGGTATTTGAATAGATTGATTAAGAACATGGAGGGAAAAGATGAAGAAAAAAGATAGATTAAGAATGATAAAAGAAAGCCAACAGGCTGTAAAGCATATAAAAAGAATAGTCCAATATGCAGAAGATAAAGGACTTTGTAAGTTAAGGGAAGATGCTAGGGGAATTATGTTAAATCACAAACTTAGAATTAGGATGCTTAAAGATAGATAAGGGAGGATTTACATGGATAGAAAGGAAATTCAAGATAGAATAGAACAGAATAAAAAGGCTTTAGCTGATTTGGATAAGAAGTATTTAAAGGCTTTTGCACCAGAAGGTTATAAGTCTGGGACAAGCTATAACGATTATGACACTATTCACGGTAGCAGAAAAGACCCACGAATTACGGAATACTTTGAAGAACGTAAAAAGATATTAACCTTAATAGAATTAGATGAGGGATTGCTAACCAAAGTTGTAGATGTGGACGAAGAAGAGTATTTGAAAGTGCTAGATACTAATGTTAAAAAAGTTAAGTTCTTAAGAGATGTAAAAGGATATACTCAACAGGAAGTATCTGATAAGTTAAAGATGGGATTAAGGACAGTTCAAAGAATAGAAAAAGAAATACGTAATTTGTAGAAAATGCGAAGTGATTGGAGAAATAAGTAATATGTTTAAAATAGAAGAATTATTAAATAAATGGGATAAGAACAAACCAGTTAGTTTAAGAAAAATACAAGAACATGCTCAGTGTATTCGATGTATTAATAGAAATTCAGAAAGGTGTAAAAGTAAAGATAAATTCTTAATAAGAGTTTGCTATGATTTTATTCCAAGAAGTTCAAAAACTGAAAATCCATTTTAATTAGTTCATAATTCTAAGAAATGGCGTAAAAGTGGCGGTAAGTTGTCAGTAAAGTGGCAGTACCATTTGATTTTTAATGTGTTATAATGGTATTAAGTTAAAGTGTAAGATAAGTCGAGGGATTAAATTCTCTCGGCTTTTTGTTTTACTTAAAATAGCAATAGGTTGTTTGGTGGGTTGGAGTTATAAGGGTTTACCAACGTGTCAGTAAGGGAGTGGAAGGCTGAATATAAAACTACTGGAGGTGAATGGGTTGGAGAGATATATCAAGAAAGTTTTGCTATTTGGCAAGGATGAAAAGAATAGAGAGTGTATTTGCAGTTTCTTTAATCCTAGTTGCCAAAAGGGTTATAACGGAGAATGTGAAGAAGTAGAATGCACAATAGATAGATTTGGTGATATTAAAGAGTGTTTTAAGAATAATAAAAGAGATCATGCTAAAAGTGATATATAAAGTGTTGGATTGTTGGTAGAAAGGAGGTAAGTATAAAATGGCTTTAACGGATAAACAAAGAGAAGCTATTGAATATATCGTAAAAGGTGAAAACATTAGTAATGTTGCCAAATTAGTAAAGGTTAATAGAACTACTATTTACGAATGGATGAAGAAAGAAGAATTTAAGAGTGAAGTAGACAGGCTTACAACAGAGATAAAAAATGGAGTTAAACAAAAGATTAATGCTAAAATAGATTCAGTGCTTGACCAAGTGTACAAGATAGCCACTACAAGCAAGAGTGAAAAGAATAAGCTAGATGCCTGTACTTATCTGCTAGACCAAGCCTTAGGAAGGGCTACAAGCAAGGTAGCTGATGTTACGGACAAGGAAACAGATAACGCTAAGGTTGACCTAGATAGCGAGATGAAAGACCTCGATAATGTGGTTGATTTCGGCAAAGTTAAGGCGAAATAATTTAATACTTCGCGTAGAGCAACGCGAAATAATAAAAATAACGCCCAAAGTTTAGTGGAAGTAAACAAGGTTGTGGTTATTCTCAATAGATTCTCAACAAGGAATGAGAGTATCACTAGCTTAGAGCATTATAAAAATTACTTCGTGAAATTGATTATTTAGCGAAATAATTTACTGTGTGCTACTCAATTCCTAGATAGGGGGTATGGTTCTAATTTGCCACTCTCTCTAGGGCGGTGCTT